CGGTCTGCCAAAGACTGCAGCGCGCCTGCGACAACTTTCCCACCGAGGATAGAGCCGCCTACCTGAACGCCCGTATTATTCGCGCCGGATAGTGTTAGGCTTGCCACTGAAGCGTCCTGCAGCTGCCAGACTTCGTTAGTCTGCCCGTGCTGAAGCGTCATGAAGTGCGGAGTGACCCCACTGGTAGTAGGCGCGTTATAAGTGCGCGTGTAAGGCGTGTCAGCCCCGCTCGGAGTGGCAGTGCCAAACAAAGCCTCCAGCCAGTAGTTCACATCTTCAAACGATTCGTCACTGACTTCAAACGATGCAGAACCAGCGTAGTGATCCAGCGTAGTCTGATGGGTCGGAGCAAGCGTGCCCCTTAGTTGGTCTAAAGCCCGCGTCTGAAATTCAGGACGCAGCTTGAAACTGGATACATTCTGCAGCTTGACTGTTGCAGTTGCATTCGCTGTTCCAAATGCAGACTGAAACGCGGATTGTAAAACATTATGCGCATTAAGCATCTTTCACCTCTGATTTTTCTTTCTCATGAACGTAAAGACCGGCTTTGAGAGCCGCCTTTTGAATTTCTTTCGGCAGCTTCGCCCATTCCTCAGCACTCATGTCCCGCGCCGGAACGTCGACGACGTAGCCTCCACCTTTGTAGATATATTTATCCACTGACTACCTCCAATATTTGTAATAGACATAATACACCCGCGTAGAAGTGCCCCGACATTCGAGGCCATTCGTATTCTCCAGGCGTGATGGACACGCTTTGAAGCGTGGTGTTGGCATAAGGGCATTTGCCCCACGTCCGCATCGCATCCAGATACTTGCCGGAGTATTCCACCAGCTTCGGCGCGTACTCCCGCATTCCCAGCCCCTGTTCGGAAGGCTGCCAAAGCATTAGGTCGGTTATCTGCCACGTTATTGACATCGCCGTCCCAATCGCGATATAAGCTCCCTCGCGCCCTTCACCCGGCATCGTTGCAACCGGTAAAAGCAGCCGACACGGCAAATTAGCGGTTGACATAGATTCTGGCAATTCGTCCAGCCCGTAGGCGTAGGGCGTGATCCCGCCCGCCATGCTCACTTCCAAATCCGCAAGCGCGGTATAGACATTGGCAATAGCACTCATAATGTTGTTACCCTCCGCTTGTATTTATCCAGTATCCTGGTAACATCGGCAGGCAATGCGGAAGGCATAACGGTCACCCCATCACCCGTAACAATCGGGCGGTCAACGTCGGCAGAGTTATCCTTTTGCCGGTACAGAAACGCGGTAAGCCTGACACAAGCGTGCACAATATCATCGGGCGCGGTCACCGAATACCCCCACGTTCCAGCCACACTGATCTCGCTATCGCCATCCGTAAAATTCCAGGACTGCGATTCGTCCAGGCGGATGATCCACTTCGGGACTGTGTTGCGCGGGAATAGGCGGTAATTACCAGCCACTATTTCGTTCCCGTCACCATTTTTGAGGGTGGTAACAGTCAGCAGTTCTTCGCCGTAAAGAAGAAGATCTTGCCCGTCAACATCATCACTCGTATAATAGCGCGTCTCGGTTTCTGCCTCGAAATGTCGGTCGGTATACGAGTCTATCAGCCCAGCCGCGCGGGTGATAAGGTCTGCAATCAAATTATCATCCGATACAGCCGTTATCCCCAAATAGTCCTTTACTTGCACCAAGCTCGCGTATGCCATTACTTCACCGCTTTAACCTTACTCTTAGGTTTCATAACCACTTTTACCGCCGGCTCTACCGCATAGGTGATAAACCCGCAGCGCATATAATCTTCGGCATATTCGTTAGGTATTTCAGCCATTTCCCCTTCTTTGTAGGGTACAGACTTCCCGCCTAAGTTAGCCACAAAGCTCTGCATGACATAAATCTTTATCGGTTTGCTCATAGAATCACCTCTTTCAAACGGAATCAGCACATCGCCATCCGGCTTGATATGCCCGCAAATCACGTCGAAGCGGCATATCTGCTTGAATCCGTTTCTCATACAATCGGCGGCAAATGGCATATCGGGTGCTGGATGCCCGCCAATCTCACTCCGCCGCATATCAAATGTTTCCAGCACTTTTCGCTTGATCAGAGTACAGCCGAAGCCGGAACCGCTTACCTCGATCCACCCTTTCGCCTTCCCCTTTTTTATCAATTCAGGAAACAGGCTCAAACTCATATCCGGCCACCTGGAACTCACAGCCCTGCACGCATTTAGCACCGGCGTCACGTGCCTGAACAGATAAAGCCCGTAGACCACATCCGCGTCCGTATCAAGCATTTTCACCAACGCGTCTTCAGGGATGATCATGTCATGCTCAACAATGAACAGATAGTCGTAATCCCCGCCAATCATGCGCTGCCTTGCGTAGCGGTACTGATAGAGCGTGTTTTCGTGATCCTGCCTGCTATTGCCGCTTATCTGGTTCGGATTGTTCGTGCTGATCTCAACCTCAACCTCAACACCTTCCGGGATGATAAGCGACTCAATGCTCTCGCGTGTTTCGTTATGAATCGCCAGCTCGCCGTCTGTCAGCTTGTAGGTTGGGCAAAACAAAAGAATTTTCATCGCTCGTACTCATGCCCTTCCAAACCAAAGTTCACAAACGGGTTCAGGCTGTACAAATTGCACCCATAAACCTCTTTTAGCTTCGCCCTCAGCGCTAACGTCTGAGGTTCTATTACTGTCAGAAATTTGCGGTAGAATTGCGCTCCAGCAATCGCTTCAGCGTACCCTGCAATATTTGTGTTTCCATCAAGCGTTCCGCAGTCGTGCCCAACCAGGATGATGTTCGCGGCTCCCATGTAGGCGGCAACGTGAATTGCGCTGGTTATGGTCGAGTAGGACACAACGATCATGTCCGTCCCCACCACGCTCAAATCTATCTGCTCCAGCGCGTTATCCAGATGCTCGAACACGTAATCAGCACCCCCGTTTTTTGCGTACTTCAAAGCGCCGCAATTGTGCGCGCTGACTATCGTCTTGAATCCGAACTGGCGTGAAGCAGAAATAGCCTCGTCCATCCGCCGTGATTCTTTCCGCACAACGTAATCCAAATTACGAAAGCGCTTCCAGACTTCATTCACGCCAACCGCTATTTTGTTATCAAAAAACGATTGGTCGATAAAACCGGCAGAGGCACCGGAAGCCACAACATAAATGTCATGTCCCTCATGGATGTTTTTCAATTCCCCAATTGGTCTCACAGCACCTCTGCCTTGTTAGTCAGTCAGCCTAAGCCGATGGATGGGTCGCGTACTGGAACGCCTCTGCCTGCAAGACTTCGCAGCCGAAGCGATAGGTTGCCAAAATACCAACCTGCCCATTTCCGGCGTAGAGTTCATTCAGGCGGCGTACACGAAGCCCCCTGTTCGTCACAAAGCCCATGTAGTTGAAATTGCCGAACAGCAGGGACTTAGCCGATGCAGTCACACCAGCCGCGTTGCTGTTCAGGATCACCGGATAGCCTTCCAGAGTTGGACCATCCACAGTGCCGCTCATGCGAGCCAGGCCGCTTGTGAAGATGAACTGGTTGCCGGACAAACCCTTCAGGTAGAACCAGGTAGCCGGATCCATGACCCAAGCCGCGCCGTTGTGATAAGGCGTGCCGAGCTTGCCCATCAATTCGGGGATTTCAGCCGCGCCGATAGCGGAGGCAGAGTCCAGCGTCAAGCCAGCCGTGCCGCCTACAAACGCGCCTTGCGGTTCAGTTGAACCTGCACCGATCAAAGCGTAGTAGTTTTCAGTGTCAGCCAGTGCCCGTCCGAGTGAATCGGTCAGGAAGGCTTCCAAGTTGGCATTGTCGTCTTCAAGCAGTTCCTCGCTGACTTTGATCAGTTTGTTGAACTTGTAAACCACAACGTCATTCTGGGCGAAAGTCGGTTCCTCTTCGGCTGCCGAAATAGCGCCCTCTTCTGAAACGATTGTGAACTTAGCCAGGCTGCCGTTCTCAGTCGGGAAATTGTACTTGTCGCGGTTGGTAGTAACCCGCATCAAGCCGAGCTTGCTGATGATCGATTCCTCATCGCGCTTGGCGATAATGGAGCCGTACTCGTCGTCAGGCACTAAATACCCGCCCTCTGTGGTCGTGCCTTCCTGCAACGCGGCTTTCGATGCCTTGCGAAGATCACTGGACTCGCCAGTCCGTACATAGTGCCAGAAGGATTTCGTATAATCCTTTTCTCCTAATTCCCCAATTACAGCCGGTGCTTTCACAGTTGGTGATCCTTTCTCTTCGCCACGTTCCGCTTTCAATTCTTCGATGATCGACTTCTTCAAAGCCTCAACATCGAGTTTAGGCTCTTCAGCCTTTACTTCTTCGACGATTTTCTCTTCGTCCATTTTTTCCTCCAAATCAGGTTGAACAGTTTTGATTGTTTCTGCTTCCGCTTCCACCTCAACCGCATCCACCGTCTCTTCGACCTCCGGGACTGCCTCCGCAAGGATTTCAGCTTTCGCTTCGATAACGGCAAAGTCATTCGCCGGTTTTCGCCATTCATTCGTGTCAAATAGTGCCAGTTCGCCGACAGGCCATACATCAATAAGCCCGCCCGCCGACTTGCGTACCAAGTGGCTTACCGCCCCACTTGACGCTCGCAGATTTTCCACCCCCGCGTCCAGCAGCCGCTTTGCCAGAGGCTCGCCTTCGTCCAACATCGGCTCGAACCAATGCCCGCGCGCGTCCTTGCCGGTATAGACCGCCCGCCCGATCAACGCAGGTTTTTCCTGCTCTTTACCGGGCTCTTCGGGGTCGAAGCCGTGATAGTAGGTTAGGTTGACATAGTCGCCGACACTAAGCCATATTTCCGTTTCTTCGTGAAACGCCTCCCCATCGGTGTCGCGCCCTTTCAAATGCCCGCCATAAGGCAAGCCTAACACCCGCCAGCCAGGGTCGGTGTATTCCGAATCTGCTTTCAGGCGCTTTTCGGCGCTCTCTTGCTCCCGCTCAACGGTGGGGGCGGGCACTTGTATTTTGACTGTCAATTTATCCGACATTCTTCACCTCTTGGTTTAAAGCGTTCGTTATGTTTCTGATAATTTCGGGCTTTTTTACATCCAGCGCGCCCTTTTCTGTGATCCAACCGCTCCATTTGTGCCGCGTCACCTGGCTGTCCCAGCCCTGCACCAAATAGTTATAATCATTCAAGTTATTTGAGACAGTCGAAGTGAAACCATCCGCGCTATTGCTTACCGTCCAACTTTTTGCCAGCTTGCGTGTACGTCTGTAAGGCACGCGTATTTGTCCGCTTTTTAGCTTCGCGAAATATCCACGTCTTACCTTATCGTCGGTTTTGATAAGCGGGTTAGGAGAATAGACCTTGTTCGGGTACTTCCGCAGATACCGCTGCATCATCACACCCTGCTGCGCTATTACAGCCCGCACGCGGTTGAACTTCGCAAGCGTGTCCAGCTTCGAGATCAGCTCTTCAGCTCCCTCAACCGTGATAGTAAATGCCATATTACACGCGCTCCTTCGGGAACTCCCATCCAACATCGCATCGGCATCGCGGGTGTGCGGGCGGGAATTTCCCATCCGTTATCGGCTTACCGTTGCGCGGCTTGCAGATCGGGCATACCATATCGTCTTGCGCGGTTAGCCAAATCGGTATCATCTTTTGTCCTGTCTCACGCTCCAGTTGCCCGACATAAGCCCGCTCCCCTTCCACCACCGCGCGGGTCGTTTCGGTTATGGCTACCATTTCGGCGCGCGCGGGTGAATAATACGGCATCAGCCTTTCCCGTATCACGTCTATGGTCAATCCCTCTTCGTATCCCTGCGCAATAACTTCTCCTACCCCAACTCTGCCTCTCGGATACCCAGCCCAAATGTTATCCAGCGCCTGCCGCCGTTTGCGCCACATGTCGTCCATGACTTCTTCGGTGTGAGCCCGCGCCCAATTGACCGCGTGATGGTTGATGTCGTCCAAACTCACGCCGATGCCGACATGTAGCATTATATTCGTTGCCTGCGTTAGATAGGTGTCTAATAGCACTGGCTCAACATCACGCTGAATCACCCTCCAGCCAGTCTGCCAATACTCAGGCGGCACGTTCTCCAGTCGCGGTGGATCGCCGAGCATGTCGAGCAGCTTTTCCAGCTCCCCATGTAAGCCCCTGCCGACCACCCGCGCCAGCCTGCGTTCTATTTCGTCGCGGTTTATGAAGTCCATGTTACGCATCCACCTCGTCTAATATCGGCAAGCGATAATGTGCAATGCGTTTCTCTGCAATCTCGACATATTCAGGTTCGCGCTCAATGCCGATAAACTCCCTGCCTTCCAGCTCGCACGCAATGCCAGTCGTGCCACTTCCCATGAACGGGTCTAATACCACTCCGCCCGTTGGTGTTTTTGTGAGCCGCACGAGATAGCGTATTAGCTCGATTGGTTTTACAGTGGGGTGGGGATTGCTTTCCAGCCCAGCGTTGCGCTCTTTGCGGCTGGCTTTCGCACAGTAGAAGAAGCGTGCGGCAGAGCCAGAGTCGCCGAACGATTGTTTTATCCCAGATTTTCTTTTCAGATTCCAAATCTGCCCCTCTCGAATGGTAGTTGATTTTCTTGTTTGAGTGTGTGCAGGGCGCGGACTCGGGAACAGCCCAACGACCTCATCCGAACCGTCATGAATGAAGTTGGCAGGGAAGCGACCTTCTCTGTAGCCAGCGGGATGCCTGCTGTTGATGCCAAATATTGACGCGCATTTTTTCCCTAAGTCCTTACAAACTGGGCATTTACCTTCCACACGCCCTCCGTCAATCCACATTCCAGCCACGCCCCATGTGAGCGCGTTATTGACGAACGTGCCGTCAAGCGGTTTCATAGCTACAACGATAGGCTCGAATGCAGGCTTCAAAGCAGTGCCCCAGCCGTGCCAGAGTTGCGCTTCGGGGGTGGAGGGTAGGGTATCCATTGGCGTTCCTGTTCTGCTTCCATCAGGATTGTCGCCAACGCTAAACTGGTTTCCTTTTGGGCCATCAGGATAGCGTTCAGCCCATTTGCTAATAACTGACTCCCTCTCCGCCCCCGCCTGCTTGTCAATCCCCTTGCTAATATCATAGCTTTTCGGGAATCCGCTCCCATATATCCAAGCGATAGTATCCCTGATTTCAAAGCCTGCATCCTCAATCGCACAAACCATTCTGTGATAAGTACGCGTGCCGCCGAACGCAAGCAACAGCGCGCCTGGCTTCAGCACTCTGAATACAGCCTGCCAAGTTTCGGGTTGAAACGCGATGCCGCTTGAATCCCACTTCTTTCCCATGAATCC